CCATCCGGCCTTCCGGGATGATTTGCCCGCAGCATACACAGCGGTTTACGTCCTCTCCCGCCGTTTCCAGGATGGCGTCCAGAGTGGCCCGGCGCTCGTTTTCCAGGTCGCCGTCCGCCGTTTTTATGCCGTGCATCTCCAAAAGCGCAGCCTGCCGCCGGATGATCCCAGCGGCAGCGCACAAAAGGCGGCACAGCTCCTCCACGGTGCTCATACCGGGCGCGGCCCGCAAATGCTGGCCGCCTGTTCTTCCGTGATCTGGCCCTCGTCCGCATAGGCCCACACCTGGGCCGCGGTGATCTTTTTCAGGCGGTATTTCATCTTAACCAGCGCGAACACGTCACTCACCTCCAAACAATTCCATCAAGGCGTCCTCAATGATGGTCAGGCGCTCCTCCACCGTGGGCGGCTCCTCCTGCGGTTCGCTGGCGAAGGCCCACCAGGCCGCGAAGTTTTCCAGGATGTCCGCCTCCGTTTCCCTGCGGCCTTCCTCCAGAGTGAACACAGCCTCGTCATAGATGTACACGGCCTGCTCTCCGTGCTCGTCCGTCCGGGTTTCCTCCCGGATGTTGTCCGCCAGCCGCACGTTCACGGTGCCGTCTGGCTGGCGCTGCATCGTCACGGCACCAGGCCGCACGGTGCTCTCTGTATTTGTCAATAACATTTTGCAGTCGCTCCCTTCTTTTTCGGTTTCTTACCCTTGCCCAGTATGCCTGGATGCGCTTTGCCACTCGCAGCAGCTCCGCCAGGTGGTAGCGTTTCGCCATGCGGAAGCTGTCCGTCTGCGTGAAAAAGCTGTTTCGGCTGATCACGCTGTTTGCCCGCTGGTGCTTTAGCGTGCCCGTGGCCTTGTATTCCCTCCAGGCCCTTTTCATGCAGCGGATGGCTTTCACCGCGTTCCGCCGCCGGATGGTGGTATGGCTCCGCCCTATGCGGTAGCCGCCTATGTCGATCATAGGGCAGCCCCGCGCCGCGGGCGTGGCCCGGTGTTTGTGTGCCTTTTCTTCTTCAATCGTCCACAGGCGTATGATGCCCGTGGTAGGCCGCGCCCTGATCTGGTATCTCTCCTCCAAATAGGCTGTATACCTGCGCACGGCCTGGGCCAGCGCGGAAGCGCTGGAAGAAAAGAAGGCACAATCGTCCATATAATTTCCGATGGCGATCACAAGCGGGATTTTGTTTCCGCGCCTGCTCTTGTGCAAACTCAATACATAGCGCAGCGCGTAGCTCATAACAAAGTTGAACAGTCGTGCGTCCAGATACCCGCCGATAATAAGATGGCCGCCCGGCGCGTACCTTTCCAGCATTGCCATGCCCGCGTGAATCCACCTTGCCCGTGGGATTTCTGCTTTCAGGATGGCCCGCACTTTGCTGTATTGTGTGCTGGCGTATGCCTTGGAGCAGTCCGTTTTCTGAAAGTATTTAATGCCCAGCTTTCGGTTCAGCGCCCGCCGCACCTGCCGGGCCAGCTTCGTGGGCCCTCTGCCCGGCAGGCTGGCGTGCTGGCAGGGCAGATAGCGCGCATTTAGCAGCGGTTCAATTCCCAGGGCCACGGCGTGGCCCAGCAGTTGGTGGCGTATGCACAAATAGGCGATGTCCCTTTCTTTGCCAGTTGTTCCATCCCTCCTACGCCGGGTGGTCACGGTGTCCAGGTCTGGATCGTGGCCCTGTTCGATGCTCTCCAGCATATCGTCCAGCGCCATGGCTCTTTCGTCCGTGATTTCATACTTTAGGGCGAACATGTGCTCCGGCCTGTCCAGCTCCGTCTCCCAAATTTCGTAACGGCTCCGGCCTGTCCATTCTTCTATATCGGTCAGCACGTCATTCCGCCGCCATTTCTTTTGAAAGCAAGCCTGAACGGCCAGGAAGCTCAAAACATGGCTCCGTTCCTTGTATAACCTGGGCACCGCGGCCCCTCCCTCTATGGTGAATTGGTGATGGTCTTACTTTTGTGCTCAGCGGCTTTCCGTTAGCCTGTCCTTATATAACCGATGGACGCCCGGTCTTTCTCTCTCCGGCGTCCATCAGCAGGATCGGCGCTCTATTACTTGCCGCAGGCGCGCCCCGCGGGCGCTCCTCTGTGTTACCACAGTGCTGGCGTTAGCCGATTTTCTCACGGCGGATTCTGTGTTGTTTGGATGCCCACTGGCACCTTGTTCAAAGCAAGCCGCGGCCGCTCGTTCCAGTTCGCGTTCCCAGGCGTATTGTTGCCATTCGCGTAGGCCAGGCCATACGGCGCACCGTTGTTCAGATTGCCGAACACCCAGGGCGCCCGCACGCCGGACGAACCGTTGAAGTTGAAAGCCGACACAACACAAAACCCTGATTTTTATATTTCCCGCCTGTTTGTGCTCTTGTCAGGGGCCTGCGGCCCCTCTGGGCGCGCTTACGCGGCCCATTCACCCCGCTTCTTGCCAGAACCAGCAAGCCGCGGCCGCTCGTCCCAGTCCGCGTCCCCAGGCGTAAAGTAGCCAGCCGCGCAGGCCAGGCCAAACAGCGCACCGTAGTTCAGACTGCCGAACACCCAGGGCGCCCGCACGCCGGACGAACCGCCGAAGTGGAAAGCCGACTTCATGTAGGTGCTCCCGCTGCCGCCCAGGGCGTCCGGCACCTGCATGCCGTCGTCCCTGACCTCGAAGTGCTTCACATACTGCCATCCGCTGACCGTGCTGGTGAAGGTTGCCACCGCTTCATAGTTGGCCGTGATGCTGCCTGCCTGTTTTTCGCTGTCCCGGCAGGCGTACACGGTATAGATGCTTGCGGGGCTCCGCTCCGCGTTGTAATCGCTGTTCCACAGAGGATCAAGGCCCACGGCGTAGGCCCCGTCCAGCAGCTCCACACCCGCGATGCGCGCCGGGGTTTTGCCGTTGGTCAGGTGATAAATGCTGCCATCCTTACGGCCCGGCAGCGCCTCCGTGGTGCCCGTGAACCAGGGCATGGTGGCCGCGTGCGCGCCCTCGGTGACGTTGAAGTCCTCCGCCACGTCCAGGAACACGCGGGTGTATTCCGTTTCGCCCTGGGTGAAGTTCTCTTTCAGCAGCACCCGCGCCCTGGCAATACTGCCGTTTCTCGCCTCTGTGCCCACGTCCAGAGTGCTTCCGATCAGGATGTTCGCGCCCTGCGCTGCCGTCAGCACCACGCTCCGCACCTCGTCCTCCGCCATGGCCACGGTATAATCCAGGTAGTAGCTGGTGCACCCCTCCAGGATGCCGCTGTTTTCCAGGTCGAAGTGGCGAAGCTGCCACAAGTCCAGGATCACGTCGGTGTCCGTTTCGCTGTATACGCCCTCATAGGCGTCCCACTTCCTGGCAGCGGTCAGGCCCGCCGTGGCGCTGGTGTTAATGGCCAGCAGGTTTCCCGCGCCGCTGGTCAGCTTGCCGTCGCTGGTCTTGCTGCCGCCGAATGTGGCCTGCCATACCATGGGGCGGATGCTGTTGTCTGGCCGCACGGCTGCCGCCCATGGCCTCATGCCGCCCTGCTGAACGGTTGCAAAGGTCTTATACTCATAGCTCCCGTCCGTGAAATGCACCTGCCACAGCGCCAGGCGGAAGGTATACACGGGGGCCAGGTTGCCCGTGATGTCGAACGTGTCGTCGATGCCCTCAATGGCCAGCACGTTCATGTCGCCGTTTGCCAGGGAAAGGGCGTTCGCCCGGCAGTACCAGGTCATGGGGTCGTCGTCCGCCCAGTCGTGCACGGGCGCGGTGGTGTCGGTGCACAGTTGCGCGGCCTGCTTGTCTGCCAGGTCTGCCAGGGGTGTCAGCGCCGTGGCGCCGTTGCTCACCCGCCAGTCCGGCCCCCGCAGGGTGTACACCTTGTCCGCCCAGCCCGCGCCGATCAGCTTGAAAAAGCGCTCCAGCGCCACGAAGCGGCTGCTCTCCTCCAGCGCCAGGGGCATGAACTGGAGAAACAGCTTCGTGGTGTTTTCTCCGTCCACCATGGCCGCGAACACGCCGTCCAGCTTCGCCGGGCTGCCGCCGCGGGCGATCTGCTCCAGGGCCGCCGCGATGCGATCCGCGTTTTTCCCCTCCAGCTCTGTCATGTGATAGCCCATTTTGTTCTCCTCCGTTTCTTAATTGTCCGAATAGACCACCTGGGTCTGCTTCGTCGTTTTGTTGGTGATGATGGTCATTTTCTGGCCCGTTGCCAGGGTGCGCGTCTCCGTCACCGCCGTATCAGCGCGGGTGATCACGTCGGTGCGCACGGCAGCGCCGCCCGTCCCCTGGTGCGCGATCTGGGCCACGGCTCCGTCCTCATTGCGGGTGATCACTTGTGTGGTGCCCGGGATCATGTCCGCCGCCAGTTTCAGTGCCGGATGCAGCTTGTCCCAGCCGATGGCCCCATCCTCCACGGTGGTGGTGGCCTCCGGGTGATCCTCCAGCCATTCGTCCACCGCAGCGCCCACCTGCTCCGCTGTGGGCGTGCCCTGATCCACCCATTGGGTGGTGCCGTCCCCATTGGTGCGCAGCAGTTGTCCGGCGGTGCCGTCCGGGCTGGTGGCGGGCTTGCTTACTTTGTCCGCGTCCGATGCTTGCAGCTCCTCGATGGCTGCCCCGTTTGCCCGGATGGCGTCGCCCGCCGCTTTCGCGTCCGCCGCCTTTCCGGCCACGGTGAGGGTGGTGTCCAGCGGGGCGGGGATGGTCGTCCCGGCCCTCACGGCCATTTCCAGCTCCGTGGTTTCCGGGTCGCTGATCGGGATATTGATTTCTGGATTTGCCATGCCTTTCTTCCTCCGTCCTTAAATGTAGCCCACCGCAGGAAGCAGCCTGAGCGTCTGCGGCAGCTTTGGGGTGATTACCTGGTCGCCGTCCACGATCTTCCCTTCGCTGTCATAGTAGGGGTGGATCACATAGCGCACGTCCCAGGTGTAATCCCCTGCCGCCAGGTAGTCCGTGTCCGCGTTCAGAAAGGACGCCGTGAAGCGCCCGGCGCCGTCAATCTGGTACGCCTGTTGCTTCACTACCGTGCCGTCCGGGCTTTTCACGGTGAACAGGGCCCTGTCCTCCGCGTTGAAGGTGCGGCCCGTGGCCTTGATCACCACGCTGCCCGTGTCGCCCCGGCTCATGGTGATTGTGAAGCCGTCAACCTCAAACATGATTTTTCACCTCTCTTTTTATTCCCGGCCCTGCTGTGCCAGGGCGATGTGGTAGCGCTTTCCGCCCTCCCATTGTACCAGCTCCAGGCCCGTGTAGCCCTCATGGCGCGTTTCCATTTCGCCGTAGTGGTAGGTGATGGCGCTGGTGTTCTCCGCGTTGGAAAACTCCCGCACCACCGCCGCGAAGCTGGCCCCGTCCTCCAGGCGTATGTGCAAATGGCCGTCCGCCGCCCCGCACATTGTCACGCTGTGCGTCCGGCCCGCCGCTGTCGTGATCGTGTACATGGCGTTATTCCTCCATAAAGGTGACGAAGCCCTCCAGCGCCTCCACCTCGTTGGCGGTGATCTGGATGCCGTCCATGGCGCGCAGGGGCAGGGTCACGGGCTGGATGGTGAAGCCCTCCGGCAGGGTGTTCCCCTCCGCATCCATGGCACCCAGCTCTTTCAGCAGTTCGCGGTACTTTTGCGCGTCCTCTGGCGTTTTGAAATCCAGGTTTCCGTCCGGGTCAATGGTCGGTTTCAATTTGCCCAGCAGCTTGTCCTCCTCCTCCTGCTGGAAGTCCCACGCGGGACGAAGCTGCACCCGCAGCCGATGGATGGCGCAGGCGCTCTTGATGGGCAGCGCCTGGGCCGCCAGGTTGTTCAGGGCTTGCATGGCTTTGATGATCTGCACTTGTTTCATGGTTCTCCCTCCTGTTTTTTAATCGCTGAAGAAATGGCTGAATGATTTTCCGCCGACGCTAAATGATACCGTTGCCCCGTTGCCGCTGTACTGTATGCTCCAGTTTGTCGGATCCGGAATGTTCACGCCTATTGAGGCCCTTCTTGTTCCGCCCAGCGATCCCGTGCGAAGGTATACCGTACATTTCCCGCTTGCCCATTGGCTTTCTGTCAAGTACACCGTTTGGCTTTTGGAAGCGCCGTTTGATGCCGATACAGTATACGTGTTGCTGTAATCGCTATACCCGCCCGACCATGTTGGATCGTTCAGAGTGACGGTGCTTGCCGCCGCTCCTGCCTCATATCCGGCGTTATATGCCGCCGATGCGTTAATAGCGTGGCTTGTTACTCTTTCAAAAGTTTCATCATCGTAGAAAACGGTGAATACGCCTGTTGAATTGTTTCCTCCTTCGCCTACTGTTTCCACCCTCGCAGACCCGTATATGGCTGATCTCTGTGAAACGGATGCCGCCCCTGCCGTATATCCTGCATTATATCCGGCTGTGTAGCGGGCCGATGCGTCCACCGTGAAGTAAAGCACCGACGTGCTTCCGTCCTTTATGGTCACGCGGTACAGGTTCGGCGCGGCTGTCGTCGGGGCTTGCGTCGTCTGCGTGATCGTGATGGTTTGCCCTGTACCTGTTCCAGCGCTCGGGAAGCAGGAGCAAACGTTGTCCTCCCATGTTTTCGTTACGTTCACGCTGTTCTTTCCTACGGTTACTCCTGCATTGTATTCGCTGGTAGCGTCCACGTTAAAGGTGAACAGCCGCGAGCTGGCCACGCGGGTGGCGTTCACATATCCGTATGCCTTATGGGAAGAATCAAACGAATTAATCGTGTACTGCCCGCCTATTTGCTGGTTTCCCGTTCCCTTGCCCGCGGTGAAGGTTTCATCAATCGTCTTTCCGTTTGTGGCCGTTACGGTGAACACACTGCCGCTCCACGTGCCGGAAAGGGTAACGCTGTTTTTGGCCGCCGCCACGCCGTCAATGTAATATTGCGTAGCGGCTATGCTAAAATTTGCGCTGCCCTCCGTAGACCGGGCCTTTCCGATCTTCACGGTTACGGTGCCGCCGCTTTCCGTGATGGTGATGTTGTGATAATGGTCGAAGTCTACCGTCGTAGCTCCTCCGGTTGCCAAAACGGTAGCAGACTGAACATCTCCAATTTTTATTGTCCTTTTGGATATTGTGTCGCTACCGTATACAAATGTATTCCTCGCTGTAACTGTCGTCCCTGTTACCAGCGATCCGTTAAGGTGGCTTGCCTGCGTCGTTCCGTTTTCTAAATTGTCAATGTTTGCCTGAGTAGCATCAAGCATCGACGCTGTTACATACCCCTCCAGGTTGATCTTGCTGGCCTGGATCAGCACGCTTTGAGCGGTCTGGTTGATGGTGCTGGCAATGTCGCCCGCGCTCACTTTGGTGGTGATTGCGGTGGCGTTTTGGTTGATCTTGCTGTATAGGGTTTCATTCTGGCCCAGGCTATTGATCCCGGTTTTGCTGTATACGGTGGTCAAGCTTTCCGCCGTGGCGGTGATCCGCCCGGAAAGGTTCCCTTCCGCCTCCGTCGCCCTGGTCACTTCCGCGGTGATGCTCTCCGCGGTCTGCGTGATCCGGGAGGACAGGTTCCCTTCCGCCTCCGTCGCCCTGGTCACTTCCGCGGTGATGCTCTCGGCCGTCTGCGTGATCCGGGAGGATAGGGTGCCCTCCGCCTCCGTCGCCCTGGTCACTTCCGCGGTGATGCTCTCGGCCGTCTGCGTGATCCGGGAGGATAGGGTGCCCTCCGCCTCCGTCGCCCTGGTCACTTCCGCGGTGATGCTCTCCGCGGTCTGCGTGATCCGGGAGGACAGGGTGCCCTCCGCCTCCGTCGCCCTGGTCACTTCCGCGGTGATGCTCTCCGCGGTCTGCGTGATCCGGGAGGATAGGGTGCCCTCCGCCTCCGTCGCCCTGGTCACTTCCGCGGTGATGCTCTCCGCGGTCTGCGTGATCCGGGAGGACAGGGTGCCTTCCGCCTCCGTCGCCCTGGTCACTTCCGCGGTGATGCTCTCCGCGGTCTGCGTGATCCTGGAGGATAGGGTGCCCTCCGCCTCCGTCGCCCGCTTCACTTCCGCCGTGATGCTCTCGGCGGTCATGGTGATTCTGGAAGAAAGCTCCTCCTCTGCGGCTGTTGCCCTCCGCACTTCTGCGGATATGCTTTCGGCGGTTTGGGTGATCTTGCTGAACAGCGTTTCTCCTTCTGCCAGGCCGTCCACCCCGGTTTTCTGGTATATGGTGGTCATGCTCTCGTCGGTCATGTCCATGCGCCCGAAAGCCACCACCAGGCTGCCCTGGGCGGCCACCACATAGTCGTGGATGCCTTCGCCGTCTACAATAATTTCCGCCACCCGGCTCCAGTCCACCCCGTCCTCGCTTCGCCCGATGATGGCCTCCGCCACCATGGCCACGTGGCTGTCCGTGTCCACGAACCAGGCGTGATCCTCCTCCGCCTCCTTCGCTGCCGCTCTGGCCCCCCCGCCGCCTCCTGCGGCCTGTTGGCTGATAATGCTGGCAAGGTCTTGCCGGATATTGCACAGGGTCACGGTCACGCTTTCCGGCTCTTTCACTTTGTCCTTCCAGCTTAATTTCGTGATTCGCTCCGTGATGGTGGTGTGAAATTCCGGCAGCGGCGCCTGGCACATTGTCCCCAAGGTCAGGTGATCCAGGCTTTCCCCGGTGGCCCGGCTCAGTTCCAGGCCGCCGATGGTGATGGTCACCAGCGGTTCGCAATGACGGTTCAGCCTGTCCTGGGCCCAAAGGCGCAGGGCTTCCTCCGTTTCCTGGCTCTGGTCGGTTTCCACCTTGTCCTTCCGGCCCCATATTCCCTCGTTTTTGCTTAAAAAATCGCCCTCAATATGCAGGTTCTTTTTCCCTATGGGGTATATGCGGGTGTACATTTGCGATCTGTCCACCGTTTTCCGCAGGGTGGCAATGTTCCGGCCCATGCGCATTTCGCAGGTTTTTGCGCTGCTCCGGTGCCGGATATGCAGGCGGAAGGGGAGGCTGGTCAGGTCGTACTCCCACCAGGGGTCGTCCAGCGCGCTGCTGATTTTTTCCATGGCGGAAAAAAGGTCGTCTCCGTTGAACATGAAGGGCGCGCTCATATCATATTCAAAGTCGCCCAGCGTCCAGATATTTTGAAAGGCCAGCACATACTCCGCCGCCTGCCGGGCCGTTACGGTTTTCGCTTTCTCGTCCCCGGCGATGGTGCTTGTTTTGTGCTCCCCAAACATGGAAACGTCCCGCAGGATGTTGATTACGTGCTCCAGGGCCACCGCCCGGGTGCGGGTGTTGAAGGTGTCGTCCACCGTTTTCACCCGCCACACAATGCCCGCCCCCGGCTCCACGTCGTCCAACATCCATTCGCCCACCGCCACCTCCGGCTCCTCCGGGCCCAGGGAAAGGGTGGCCGTGCTTTGCCGCTCCATCAGGTTCAGCGCGATGCTTTCCGCGTCAATCTGCGCGCCGCGGGAAAGGCTCTGCCCGATTAGCTTGATCATGTTACGCATACCTCCCCGCGCAGCTGATCGTCAGCGTGCCGCTGCCCTGCGTTGTCACGGTCACTGTCACGGTGCCCGGGTTCACGTACAGGTCGTCGCTGCTGGCCGCTGTGCGCTTGGATAGGGCGCTCACTCCGCCTGCCATGATGCGAAGCAGGCCCTCCGCAGTGTGGTCTATTGTCAGGGTTTGCCCGGCGGAAAGGGAAAGGCCCGTCAGCTCGATCATGCTGCTGCCCGCCACCACGCGGAAGGTGGAACAGGTGCCCGAATTGCAGCGGAAGGTGATGTCCAGCACGGTGGTGGCGCTGCCGCCCACGCCGATCTGGCGGGTGATGGTGCTGCCGTTCGCCCGGATGCTGTTCTGCGCGTCCTGCTGCCAGTAGGGCACGCCGCAGGCGCGGAACACAATGGCGTACACGTTCGTCCAGTTCCACATATCGCCCGCCGCCGGAAGTTGTGCGCATATCACGTTCAGCCGCCGCCCGGCCTTATAATTCAGGGTCAGCCATCCGCCGCCCGCCGCCCAGGCGCACACCCGCTCGAAAACGTCATTTCGCGCCTGCATGTCCGTTTTTTTGATGTTGATGGAAAAGCGCACGGTCACGTCCAGGCTGTCCCGGTGCTGATTGGTGATTCTCTCCCCGCTGCCTCCAAACAGGCTCACCGTGCTGATCTGATCCTTGCCCGCGGCCTCCTCCACCCCCTGCACCAGGATGCGGTTGTCGATGCTGTCGAGCTGTACCCCGTTCAGGGCCACGCGATGGCTCAATCTCATAATGCTCTCCCCTTATTGCCCACCGTACTTCTTTTCTATCCCGGCCAGCCAGTCGGCCAGGGTCACGCGCTCCACCATGCAGGCGCCCGTCCGGTATGCGTTGGCCCGCACGGTGTTCATAATATCGCCCACCAACTTGGCGGGGGCCATGTAGAAAGCGGCCTTGTTTTTCATCCACCAGGCCGCGAACATGCCCTCGCACTTGGTCACGTTCTCCGTGGCCTTGTCGCTGTTCATTTCGTAGTAGCAGTCCACCGCGTTCCGCACCACGGCGGCCTGGTATTCTTTCTCAATGCCCCGCCTGTCCAGTTCCTCCGCCGTGGCGAAGCGGTGCTGGAGCATCTTTTCATAGAATACCGTCTTGTCCTTTTCCCTGCGGGTCACGCTTTCGCCGTTTTCGCACCACAGGTATATCGGCTCTTTCAGCTCCCCGATCCGGTTCTGCCCGGCCAGAATTTGCGCTAAAAAATTAAAATCGCTGTCCTCTCCAAATGATAGCGATGGATTGAAGCGCAGCCCGTTGTCTATAATGAATTGCCGTTGAATGAATCGGCCATGAATGAAGGTGGCGTCCCAGGGGTGCTTATACAGCATATAATCGCCCGTTTCCGGGTCGTGCCCTTCCTCCATGAAGCGGTTCCACAGGTATACGATGCCTTCCCTCTCCGCCTTTTTCAGCGCCTCCAGCGCCACTTTCAGGCTGAGCGCGCTGCTGAACATGTCGTCAAAGTCGCAGAAAGCCACCCATGGGGCCGTCGCCGCTTTAATGCCCCTGTTCCTGGCCGCGCTCACGCCCTGGTGCTGGATGGTGATCTGCTTCACCTGGTAGGGGTAGCCCTTGAAAATGCTTTTCGGCAGCTTTCCCTCCTCCCCATCCTGTACCAGGATCACCCGGAAGTCGTCAAAGTTCACCCCGCGCTGCATCCGCAGCATTTCAAAGAATTTTTCCCCGGTGCTCCACGGCTCCTTGTAATGGGGCACGATCATTTCCAGATATGGCATTTTTCCTTCCTCCTGTGATGTATTTTTTGTGATTAGATGATTACATCCCGCGCGATGGTTTCGCTCACATACGGCGCCACCAGGCGTCCCACCGTGGCCCCGTCCAGCACTACCTTAATGCCGCTTACCCCGCGCGCCGCGCCGCTTTGCACCGCTGCCGCCATGTTTCCCGGCAGGCTTCGGAAGTCTTGCAGGTCAGCGCTGGTGATGCCGTTATTATTGCCGCTGCTGTTTTGCCAGTTGGCAGCGTCCAGCCACCAGTTCGCGGGCAGATTTTCAATGCTCCTCCAGTCCTCGTCCGCGGTGCTGTTCTCCAGCTCCCCGATCAGGGCGTCCAGCCTGGAGAGCAGCTCGTCGCTGCCCTCGAAGGCGGCCAGCAGCTCGTCGAAAGCATCCGGCGCACCGTCCATGGAATGGCGGAAGATGTCCCAAAACGCCTCCGCCGCGTCTTTCTGCTCGTCCGTCGGCTCCGGCTGCTTCCCTTCCGCCGCTTCCTCGATGGCCTCCTCCAAAATCCGCAGGATTCCGTCCGTGCTCCCTTCCCACTCCTCGTCGTACATGGATTGAATCCATTTATCATAAATCAGGTCGGCGATGGCGCCCACTTCGTCGCCCACCACGCCGCCCAGCTCCGCCTGTTTCTGGATCATGGGGTACAGCACGTTGTCGAAAAAATCCGTGGTGTTTAGCTGGTTCGTGTCCGGGTCATAGTCGTTTATTGCCTGGTACATGGCGTCGTAGATAGCCTCCGCCGTTTCCGGTATGGTCGCCGCCACCGTCTGCACCGCTTCCGCCACCGCCTCCGCAGTTTCCTCCGCCGCCTGTTCCTGCGGCCTGGTCTGCATCTGTTCCTCCGTGGCTTTCCCGGTGATATTCTTTTTCCGTTTCGGTTCGCCTTGCGGCCTTTCCGGCTCCTCCAGCGTTTCCAGCGGTTCGCTCGTTTCTGCCCCAGGGAAAAGGCCGAATTTCCGCAGCATGGCCTCCACGTCAAGCGTGCCCGGCGTCACGTCCTGCCCGCTGGCCGCCATCTGGTCGATTTCGTCCAGCAGGGCGTTCAGCGCGGTTGTCTGTTCCCCTGTGAAGTCCTTCCCGATCAGCTTGCGGATGGCCTCGTCGGTGTACATGCTTTCCGTATAGTCCGCCCCGGATTTCCGCCACAAATATTTTTCAATGGCCGTGATCCGGGCCTTTTGGCTTTTCTCTGCCTGCTGTTCTGCCTGCTGCTGGTAATATTTCGCCCATTCCTCGTCGCCCCATGCGTCATATTCCGCTTGGGTCGCTGGCAGGCCGTTGGCCTTGCCTGCTTCCGTTACGTTGCCATCTTTGTCGTACAGGCTGTCCCATTGGTCGTCCGCCGTTGGTGTGGGTGTAGTCAGCACCACCAGCCCTGCCAGCCACGGCAGCGCTTTCATCGCAGCAGCTCCAAAACCCGCAGCCCAGCTTTTACCCGCTGCACCTCCTGCCGCTTCCGCCGCGCTTGCAATTGTAAATCCCTTGAATTTCTTTATAGCCTCAATTTGAAGCACGATTTCTCCCAGCTTCCCAGCAGCGGATAATAGGTGCCCCATTAAAGCCGTGCCGAATATAACCTCGAAAGCAGTCAGAACGTCGTCCTGATTATCGACGATCCACTCCAGCGCGTCCTTTAACGCTGTTAGTATTTTTCCAACGGCTTTCACCACGGGGTCGTCGCTTTCCTGCAATTCCTGGCCCACTTCGCCCAGGATGGCGATGCCTTCCCGCAGTATATCGCCCACCTTTGTGAAAAACTCCTCCACGTTGGTGCGCAAGTCCTCCAGCGCTTGCTCTCTCTCCTGCTGTGTGGTGGCGTTCATGAAGTTGTTTACAGCGTCCAGCCCGCCCTCTACATTCACCAGCAGGGTGCCCGTCGCCGTGCCCAGGCCGTCGGAAAACTTCGTCACCAGGGCGTCCCATTTTTCCTCCACGGTTTCAATCTGAACATGAAGCGCCGCCATGCTGTCCAGGGCCTCCGTCGTCAAGCCAAAACCGCCCTTGTCGCCGTTGAAGGTGTCCAGCAGCCCGGTGATCGTGTCCCAGTCGTTCAGCAAGTCCATTACTTGGGTCGATTTCTTTTCTCCGAAAACTTCCTGAAAAATCGGTGTCATGTCCTGGCCCTCTTTTTGCAGGTCGTGGATGCGGTTCAGCACGCCGATGGCGTATTCCCAGTCATTCACATAGTTGGCGTCGCTGATTTGCAGCATTTCGGTGATTTCTTTGTTTTTCCCGCCCAGCACAATCCGGCTCACGGCGCTGTTCAGTTGGTCGAAAGCGTTACCGCTTGCCGCCACGGCCCGCGCATACTGCTGTATGGTTTGGGTGTCCGTATTCCAGTAGCCCGCTATGTCCTCCCAGCCGTTGGCTTTTGCCGCCGCGTCTGTCACCATGTCCCACATAGCGCTCACGGCGTGCTCTATGGTCTGGATCATGCCAAAGAAAACGCCCTCAATGGCTCCGCTGATGCTTTCGCCCACGCTGCCGATCTGGCCCATGGCGTCCGCCACGCTCTTTGTGGCGGTCACGGTGGCCGCGGCCCCGTCCGCTGCTTCCTTGAAGCTGTTCCCGGTGTCCCGCACGGCCTGGCTGGTGCTTTCCAGGTCGTTCTTCATGTTGGCAAGGGTGGCCCGTGCGTCGTTCAGCTTTTGCTCCCACTTGGCCACCACTTCCTCGTTGTCGCTGTATTCGGCTTTCGCCTGGGCAAGGGCAGCCTGGCACGTTTTTACCACTTTTTCCTGCTCTTTGATCTGCTTTTGCAGGCTCTTGATGCGGGTTTCGCTTTTCTGCTGTGCGGTGGCATTGGCGCCCAGCTCCGCCGTTTCCGCTTTCAGCTCACTCCGCAGGGTTTTCAGGTTGCGCTGTGCCTCTTTCAGCGCCGCGCTGTATTCCTTTTCACCCTCCAGCACGATTTTCCGCTTGATGTCCTGTGCCATTTTATCCGCTCCCCTTACTCGCCGACGGCCCGCTTTTCCATTTTCGCGCCCGCCAGCTTCGCGTCATACTTTAGCCGCATCATATACATGTCCAGGATGTAGCCCGGCAGCATCCCGCCCGCTTCATCATGGCCGATCCCGGCGATGAGTGCATAGCCGTAATATTCACGCACCCGCATCCCTCGCCGGTTTATCCGTTTTTTTCTTGCTGCTCCAGTTCTTCCATATATTCATCATGCGCGGCGTCGTCGGCCTCATTGCCGCCGATGGTTTCCGCGTGCATGGCTTCTTCCATGGTCTTGTTCAGCGCTTCCGCCAGCATGTTCAGGTCGGCCAGGTTGCAGGTGTTGATCTCCTCCCCGGTCACATCCTCCGGCAGTCCCGCGCTTTTTCTGCCGCTGTTCGCCAGGATGCGGAACATGCTTTTCACCATGCTGATCTTGCGATCCCGGCCCCTGAAAGCCTTCAATGCTTCTTTCAGGTCGCCGAATTCCTCCTCGATTTTTTCCATGGCGTTCACGTCCATGCGCAGGCTGTACTCCTGCCCCTTGATCTTAATGGTGGCCATAGTCTTTCCTTCCTCCGTTTCGTCGCCTGCCTCTCATGGGGGGAGGCTGGCTGTTTCCTTCCTCTTTTTTTGATAACGGAAAACAAGGCGAAGGGGCTTTTGCCCCTCCGCCTTTCCGTCACCCGGTGATCCCGGCTTTTGCCTTCAGCCAGGTAACGGCTGCCGCTTCGGTGGTATGCGTATCATTGTGCGCGTAGAAGTACACCTTCCCGCCGTCGGTCAGGATCACGCCCGAACCATCGCCGTTGATGGTTTCATGCCCGAAGGCGGTCTGCTCCTTCTTCGTGTCAGCGGCCACGCCGTTGGTGGTGAACTGGATTTTATAAATCCAGTACGTTTCATAGGTGATCACGCCCTTGAAACGGTTTTTCATGATATAGCCGATCCCCACAAAGGGCGCTTCGTCCCCGGTCACCACCAGGTCGTCCGTGTCCGTTACGTGGCCCAGGACGTCCTTTTTGATGTCGGCATTGTTGTTCACCAGTTCCAGGGCCAGGGCCACCGCGCTCAGGCAGTTTTCGCCGTCGATCTGGTGGTCGTCGGCGTACTCCTTTTGGGTGTTCCTGGTTTCGGTCAGTTCAGCCCGCGCCAGGTAGTCCCGCAGCATTTTCCCGCCGGAATAGGTCACGGCGCTGCCGTCCCCGCCTCCGGTGAACTTTGCATAGGTCAGGCACTTAATGCCCACTTTTGCCATGTTCTTTCACTCCTTACTTGTTGTTCTCCGCTATGATGCGGTCAAACTCCGCCTCCATAGCCTGCACGGTCACTTCCTCCGCAGCCTTGGCAGTTTTCTTCGTCAGGAAGTTGTCGCCCGTCTTGTTTCGCTCTTTGCCCCTGGATCGTTTCGTCATGGGGCGATGGCCCAGGCCCCGGTCGATCACAAACGCCTTCTTGGCGTTGCTCACGCCCCGGCTGCTGTCGCCTTGCGGATATACATCCACCGCGCCGCCGCCCATCCATTCCCGGTACTGTCCGGCCTTTACGCCTTCCCGCATGGCCCCTGTGTCTACATGGTGGTATGCGTCAATGTGCCGCTTGGTTTCCTCGGTCAGCGCGTCCGCGCCTGCCATCACGATCCGCTGCACGGTTCCCCGTTCCAGCCCTTCCAGTTGGTCGGCCATAATCTCCAGGCCGCTGTTCTGCACCCGTGCCACGGCTCACACCTCCACGGGCCGCACCCATTCAATGGGGCCGTAGAAGGTGGCATTCCATGTCCAGGCCGTTTTTTTGATGTCCGGCAGCCATTCGTGATCCGCCAGGGTGTACCCCGCGTCCATTTCCTCCAGCTTTTCCTGGACGGCCCGCACCCATTTCATTCTTCCTCCCGCCACATACAGGATGATCGTGGCCCGGAAGGTCTGGTCGATCATGTGGCCGTCGGCCCATTCGCCCTTATCCTGTCCGCCCATTACCACCACGCCGTAGTTGTTGGGGGCCTCGTTCTTCCATGCGTCCGCGGCAAATGGGACGCCTGTTTCGCTCAGCTTTTCCGCCAGCTTATCCGGCAGGCTCTCCGTCTCCATCCTGATCCGGCTCATTCACGTCCCCCCTTTGCGCGATGATTTCCAGGCCGCCTTCGTCCGGCTCATAGGTGCGGATCACGTCGTACTGCTTGCCCTCATACTCCAGGATGCTTTCGCCGTGGTAGTCCTCCGCCAGGGTCAGCGTGAACATGATCTCCGGCGCGTAGCCCGTATTCCGGGCGGTGTAGTATTCCGTTTGCCGCACGCTTTTCACCGTGCACAGCACCAGGCGCTTTTGGGGCTGTACGGTTTCATGCACGCCGTGGGCCCTGGCGTTTTCCTCCACAAGCAGGATGCTGCCCGCTTTACTCATTGTCGCTTTTGCCCTCCCACTTTGTGTAGCCATCGGTGTTCATCATGGAGGAGAGGATGTCCTCGAAGGCTGCCCGGATTTTTTCCGCGTCCTTGATGCCCGGAAAATATCCCTTGACGTATGTCAGGATAGCCGTCCGCACCCATTCGTCCTCAATGGTACAGGCCCAGGTGTTCACAATCGGCAGGCCCGTGCTTTCCTCCAGCGCCGTCGTATAGGTAAAATCACCCTCGAATGTGATCCCCCGCGTTTTCAGCACCCGGATGCCGGATTTTATCAGCCTGCACAGTTCCGGGCCGTAATGCTCGTCCAGCGCCCGGCATGTGATTCTTGCTTCGTTCAGCACGTTGCCCACCTCGCAATAAATCCCCGGCAGGGTTTAGCCCCTGCCGGGTGTTGGTTCATCAGGCCGCCGGGATGGTCACGGCCACAAAGCCGTTTTTCACCACCACGTCGCCGCCGATTTCAGCGTCGCCCACAATGGTGTCCATCAGGGAAGTGAAGGCGAAGTCCTCGGAAACGCGCACTTCGTAGTCGCTGAACAAATCCAGCTCGAAGCAGGACGGGTCACCGTAGAACATGGTTTTGGTCGCGGTCGCGGCCTTTGCGGTGCCCGCGCAGGCGGTCAGGCCGCTCACGATGCAATAGCGCACCGCCATGCCGCCGTCCCGGATGGTGCCCATGTTGGGGTTGTCGCCGTCGGGGGTGATTTCATAAACGGCCTTTTTCTCGTTGGTGCCGCGCACGTCGCCGAAGGCCACCAGGTCGGCCTTGTTCAGGAAAAGCACAGCATTGCCCACCACGTCCTCGTCGCCGCCGTAGGCCAGCACGATGGTGCGCAGGGTCTTTTCATCAATGGCGCCCTTAGTGCCGGAAAGCGGGGCGGCCACGGTGCTCACCAGGGTGGAGGCTTTCAGCTTTTCCACGATCAGGCCCACAGCCTTCTTCCGCAGGGATTTAAGGGCCAGCCCGTTCACCTTGCTCTGGTAGTCCAGGGGGCTCTGCTTCTTGGCCTGCTTGCTGATCTGCGCATAGCAGCCGATGCTGGTCGGGGTGATGGTCACATAGGCAAAAGTGCCTTCCTTGTTGGACACCGCGCTGCCTTCAGTCTGCACGCCCGCCTCCGGCACGTCCGCCGCCAGATAGGCCACCTTGTTGCTGCCCATGCCCACGCAGGAAACGACGCTCACCAGGTCAAGGATGCTGCTTACACCCCGTCCCGGCATATCGTTGATGCCGCTCACGCCCGTGGGGGTCGCCACGGTGCCGCTGCTCACCAGCAGGGAGCGCACTTCGTTCACGGGCATGGTGTTCCGGCGGGTTTCCATGAACTGCTGTGCGCGGGCTTCCGCTTCGCTCATTTCGTCCTGCTGTTCCTGTCCGCCCATGGTTTCGATGGTGCGCACGCCAGCGCCGCCAGCGGCCACCTGCTGCCTGCGCAGCGCATCCCTGGCAGCGGCAGCGCGCCGCTCGTTCAGCTCCGCGTCAATGGCGGCCCGTTCCTGGGCCAGGTTTTCCAGCTCCTCCACGGTGCGCTCCCCGGGGTTTTCTCCGATGCCCCGCAGTTCCTCCAGGCGGGCGGTCAGTTGTTCATTCGTCCAGGTGCTAAAATTCATTTTCTTTACCTCCTCAACGTCTGGAGCGCCTTTTGCCTGCGCTCCTCATTTTGTGTCTTGGCCCGTTCCTCTGCCTGCCGCTTCTTTGCGCTCTCCAGCGAAGCCACCAGGCTCTCCAGCCGTTGGCTTTCATCCGCAGCTTCCAGGTCGGTGCCCTCATACGCCGGGAACACCACCGCGCTCACTTCGTATATTTTTGAAATATGCCGAATGTGCCGCAGGGGCCTGTCTGTGTCCAGGTCGTCCCAGCTATCCTTATCGACGCGGAACATAAAGCTCATGCCGGAAATGTCGCCCCGCCCCGCTGCCGAATAAAGCTCCCTTGCTGTCCCATTGTTTTCCGTGTCCACGTTGGCGCGCATCGCCAGCCCGATCTCGTCCGGGGTTAGCTTCATGGTGCTGTTTTCGTTGTTGTTCCTACTGCGCGCCATGGGGATTCTGCTGGTATCGTGGCCCACCAGGAAGCGCACGTCCCGCATGTCCGTTTCGCTGTCGATGGCCTCCGGGTCGATCACTTCCCGGATTGTGCCCGCCCACGTTTCTATCTCGGTTTCCTGGTTAAAAACAATCGGGTGGCCCGTGATGATGGCGCCGCGCTCGTCCTGCTCCGCTCTCACTTCACAGATATTGCTCCGGCGCTCCGGCGCTCCCGTCATGTCTATATGCTTTTTACGCATCCCCGTCGCCTCCGTCGTCCTCGTCTTTTTTGGCGTCCGGCCTGCCCTCGTCCGCCATGTAGTATTCGCCCCGGATCGGCGCGTGTTGTCCCTTGCCGTCTGGCAGCGGCGGATAGTTGAAAAGCTCCCTGATTTCATCAATCAGGATTGCGCCCCGGTCGCCCAGCTCTTTGGAAACGTTCACTTTTTCGCCCACGTTCATGTATTGCAGGCGGTTGGATGCGAAAAAGATTCTGTTTCCCTGGTGTTCCTCCCGTCTGGTGTACACCATGCGGGTCAGCGCCTCGCTCATTTTGATAGCAAAAGGCTCCGTTTCCCCGTCGTAGAAGGCGTTCAGTTTTGTACTGTCCGCCGTGTTCTGCAAAATGTCCATATTGGTGCCAAAATACGCGAAAACATTTTCCCGGATCATCTGCATCTGGTTCGCGTCAATCGGCATTTTCCCCGGCTCGATCTGCTTAACGTTTTTCAAGTTGCCATTGAACAGCAGCAGGCCGCGCCCACCCTTTTGTCCAAAGTTCAGGCGGTCGAAGCGTTCCTGCTCTTTCTTCACGTCCTCGTCGAACTGTTTCTGCGAAAGCTCCGCCATGAACTGGTAGCCGCTGGCGTTTTTGATTCCCTCGATGATGCCCTGCACGGTCATGGCGTCCATTTCCATGGTGTTGTCCAGCGGGCTGTTCGGTTCCCCGAAAAAATCGCTTTGTAGTTGGTGCCGCTTTATAACGGCGATTTTCGCCAGCTCCATGGCCATGCTTTTTCCGTTCGGAAATTGGAACACCAGAAAAGGCACGTTGTCCTTTTCCCGCACTTCTGTCCTCGAAGGGAAAAGCGGCCAAAATCCCCGCAGGTCGCCCAGGTCGTCCAGGATGGGGGATATAAACAAATTATTTTGTGTCTGGTATATATTGCTGCACCGCTCCAGGAAAGAGGGCCAGGTGTCCCACTCGTTTGGGCCGCTTTGCAGCTCCGTCCGCAGCTTTCCATGTGCCGCGCCCTGCATGATGAATTTTAATTTCATGGCATGGCGGGCGTGGGCGTCCACGGATTCGCGCACCAGCATGGATTCGTAAATCTTCCCGCCCCACGATCTGAACACGGGGGCGTAGGCGCTGAACATCTCAAACTGCGTCACCATGTTTTGCGCACTCCCCGCGCCGCCGCTTTTCAGCAGCCCCTTGAAAAAATCAATCAATCCCATTTTCTCCGCCGTCCTTTTTCAGGATGCCGCCCGCTCGTTCCTCAGCAGGTCTTGCAGCTCGTTGTAATAATTCCGCCTCATGCACATAGCGTCCAGCAGCGCCGCCATGCCGTCGATGTGCACAGTGGCGTCGTCCTTGATTTTCACAAGCTGCCGCCGCTTGCTCAACGTGTCCAGCTTGATGGCACTATCAATCATATGTATTTTCATCAGGCCGTTTTGGTTTGCGCATTGAAGGCGCCTGTCCCGGATCATGCCCTCAACGTCGATAATGACGCCCGTCAGGTTTTGCCCCTGCCGCACCGCTTCCATTTGCAGCCCGTTTTCCTCCAGATTTTGCACCAGGTAGGTGGCTGTATAGGTGTCATAGCCATTTTTTAGCGGGATGATCTCATAGTCCCGTTCCAGCATTTCATACCATTTTTCGCAGTCGTGATAGTCCACCTGGTTTTCGCCGCTCTCGATCAGGTAGCCCTGCTCGATGTATTTTCTGTATGGTATCTGGTCGCGCTCCGCCGCTTTGTCCACCATGTTTTTCGGCATGTAGAACTGGGCGAAAAAATACACCACGCCGCCGCGCTCGATCAGGGCCACGGATGCGGTCAGGTCTGTTGTGATGGACAAGTCCACCCCGGTCAGCGCGTAACTGTGCCGGAAGTCCTCCAGCGTGAAGGCGTTCTCTCCGAAGCACCCAGCCACCTCCGCAGCGGTCAGCCAGCTGATCGTCGGGTTCTGCTTTAGGTTTGCGTACTTTGTTAAAAATTCCGTTTTCTTGGAAAGGCTGCCCTCCGCGATGTCGATCTCGCTTTTAATGAACTCCTCCGAAACAGAAATACCCAGGCCCGGCAGGCTTTTTCGTAGTTCCTCGATGTCGTTCCATTTTTCCATGTCGTCGATCATGTAAAAAATGGGGAGGATGTGCTGCTCTCTGCTGTTTCCGTTCAGGAAGGCCGTCCCGCGTGCGAACAGTTCGTCATATATGCCCTCGGAAATATAGCCGCCTGAGCTGATAGCCATGCCCAGCGGCTCCTCCCTGGCGCCCGTGCCGCTCATCATCACTTCCCACACAGCCAGGCCCTTCTTTGCGGCCCAGCTGCTTGCCTCGTCGCCCAGGAAGGCCATGGGGTTTAGGCCGTCCAGGGTCTTGTCCGAAAAAGGCAGACGCTTGATCAAGGTGTTCGTCTCGTCAATCATTAGGCCGCGCTTTGTGCTCCTGATCCGCTTGCCCAGGATCGGCTCATGGCGGAAATTGAACTCAAAGGCCGAATAACTCAAATCTGCCTGATCCACCTTTGTGGCAAGAAAATAGATTTCGCTCCCGAACTCTCCGGCCGCAAAAGCTATATACTCCATGATGCCTGCCGCGATCAGGCTTTTTCCCATTTTCCGCCCGATGTACCAGGCCACCTCCCGGAACTGTCGCCGCCCCTTGCCGTCCACCACCCCGAAAATAAGGCTGATAGATGCCCGCTGCCACAATTCAAGCTTGATCCTGCCGGGTGCCAGTTTGCCCTTGAAGTGATGGCAAAAGCGCTCAATGAAGGCCACGGCGTTGTTCGCTTTCTGGACGTTGAAAAACCACCGCTTCTCTGTCAGGCCCTCCAGGATCACTTCATAAAGCAGCCTGATCCACTTTCCGACGTTTACTTCCCCGGCGTTGATGGCTTTCCAGTATTCCAAAATAGCGTTTTCATCCGTCACGCTTCACACTTCCCGCCGTCCCTTCTTTATGCGTTCATCCTGAACTGTTCCAGGTCGTCCTCCACCTCGCGTTCCGGCCTTTCTCCTCTGGTGTCTATGATCTGCGCCATGTTCGCCAGCGTCCGGTTCGCGCAATCCACGTGTTTGGGAATTTCCGCGATCAGCGGGTGCGCTGTCAGGTTCTCCCGGCCTTTCACATACTCTTTTTTTACTGTCAGACCGTCCGCCTTTAGCTGTGCCCGCATCTGCGCGATCAGCCGCGCCTCCTCCACGAAGGTCTTGACGGCCACCACGAAGTCCTCTTCCTGGGCCACCTTGTATTTTTCGCCCAGGGCCATGAGCTTCTTCACCGTTGTCACGGCTGCCATGTTCCATTCCTCCCATCTATGAAAAAATGGGATGTGCTTTCGCTATCCCCGAATAACTCGGAATAAAAAACGGGCGTTTTTTTCTCCGCCCGCCCCCTCTGTTCTTCCCCTCTCCAGGATTCCAAAAACTCCGCGCGCACGCCCGCGGGAGATTTTCTTAACCAGAGGGGAGAGCTGTGGGAGAGTATGCACCACTTCGCTCCTGGGGGGGAGTTCATAAAGTAACTTTCCCATTTTCATCCACGTTCCACCGTTTTTCCCGCGTTTTTCTGTGCTCTTTTCGGTGGCAATCGCCGCACAGCGCCTCCAGGTTGTCCCAGTTCAGCGTCACGTCCGGGTCGTTTATATTCTCCGGGCTTAGCTTGATCTTGTGGTGCACCTGCTCCGCCGTGCTGATTTCATGCCTCGCCCTGCACCGTTCGCAGAGCGGGTGCGCCCGCCTGTACGCCCTGGCGCAGTCGATCCACACGCCGGAAACGTAGAAGGCGGCCACCTGCTCCCGCCATTCCTTCCTGCCCTTCTCTTGCCGCGTCATTGAATCACCGCTCCCACCTCGGCGCCTGGCATTTTCGTGCCGTGTGATTCTGCCCTCCGGGTGGAGGAAGGATTCCGCCCGGCGCCCCATTTTCTTTCCCACGTAAAAGCGGCAGCGCGTGATGCCGCACGCCCCGCCGCCTGTCAGGAGGAAACATTGCCGTCTGTACTCGGCAATAACAATATAGCATAAAACTATGTGACATGTACTGCCATCTTTCACTCCTTCGCTTTGCCCTTCCCTTCCTTCGCCGCCTGCCATTGGAGCACCTGTGTTTCCGCCCTTTGCAGGATGCGGAACACCTGCCGCTCCGAATAGCCCATGGCCTCCCCGATCTCCGTAATCCGCATGGCCTTCATGTATCGGTACTCCATGGCCGCCCGCCATGTGCCATCCTTTAGCCGCCGGGTGTATCTGCTCAGGTTGTCCCGTTCGTCCTCCAGTGCCGCCTTCACGGCGTTGTGCTGCTCTTTCACCGTCAGCAGGCGGATCATGTCCTCCTCCCGGCGCTGCTCCCCGCCGCCGCCCCGGGGCGCGTTGCTGTATGTGGGCGTGATCTTGGTGCATTTCGCCTCTTGCCGCTTTACGGCCCAGCGCAGCCGCTCCTCCTGCCGCGCCAGGTCACGGATTCGTGCAAAGTTGGTCATTTCCTCACCCCCTCAATTTTGCGCATAAATGCGTAAATGTACACGCCCGGCAGGAAGTCGCTATAATGCATCGCGGGCTGCTCCACCAGATAATACCCCGGATATTTTTTCGCAAACAGCGCCCGTGCGTCCTCCATCGTTTCCCGCGCCAGCTTCTCCGCCGCCCGCTTGCTGAACTTGCTGTCGCTGGTGGTGATCTTTGGCTGCCGCAGGCCCTTGCTGCACGCCCACCGCCGCTTCAGCAGCCGCTCCTGGGTGTCTTTGCTTTGGGTGATATAGTTGGCGAAGCCTGCCAGCCCCTTCTCCTGGGCCTGGTATCTGTCCGCCCGTGCCAGCCCATGGCCCCACACCTGCTCCACTTCGTCGCGGTTCATCACCCCGCCCCGCAGCAGCATGTGAATGTGCCATTGCTTTTTTGCCACCTCAATCACATAGATATATTCAAAGGCCCCGCCGCGCTTCGTGAACTTCCCTCTCAGCCTGTTCATAAAGTTTTTTGTGATCCGCCTGATCTCCGCCTCCGGCAGCACCCCCGGATAGGTGAAATGGCACAGCATATCGCCCGGCCCAAAGTTGGCATTTGCCAGGCGCTCGATCTGCTTCTTTGCGTTGCGGATGTTCACCAGCCTCATGGCCTCCGGCGTTTTCTTCGCCTTTGCCGCTTTTCCGTGTTCCATGTCCAGCACGGGGAATATTTCGCACTCTAAAAAATCGCCCGCCTTGATTGTCTTTGTGCGCTGCAATAATACGCCCTGCTTCCCGGTGTGCCTGGGCTGGTTGTATGCGTACTCGCTCCCGTCCGGCGTATATCCCCGTGCCATGCTTGCGTGCCTCCATGTTGCTCTCTGATTTTGCCAGGGCCAAGGGGGCCTGCCCCCTATGGCGTACCCCCGCCCCGCTTCGCGGGGGATTTTTGACCACTACTGCGGGTAGGGCCCCGCCCCTGGCACTGTGCCTTGATCCTTCACTTATCAATACCCCATACAAGCCCGTGAAACGGCAGCCCGTCCCCGCATCTGCGGCACCATCCGCAGGGCCCATATATATGAAAGATTCCGACGCGGGCCGCTATCGGTGCGGCGCGTGTGTCCCTTCCTCCTTTGCGCCCGCCCAGGCGTCCCCGGTGGTTCCCGTGCCTTTTCGCATGGGCTGTCGGCTCTGCGCTGTGCGGGCGCTGTCGATGCCATCCATGGCGGTGTTCTTTCCACTTTTCCCAGGCTCTACTACTACTTGCCGGACTACTACCCCCGGCATGGTGCCGCCCCGCAGAATTGAACTGCGGGCCCTGCTGGCACATCCTCGTCCATGGGTTTTTCCTTTCTCATGTTCGAGCGGGCGCTCCTGCGGCGGCATAAATGGCCGGGGTGCCCCGGCCTGAACTTATCAAATTTTGAAATAATGTACGGCATACATGCAGGCGCTTGCCTGCTTGCATTTCAGAATGATCTCCCGATCCGTCACTTGTTCTCCTACCCACCTTTTCACGTCCTCAACCTCCAGCGTCATGTGTGGGCACACCCGGCAGCAGCCGAAAGGAAGCTGAAGGTCGATCATGTCCGCGGCTGTTTTCCTGGTGCTGCTTCCGTCCATGGCGTTTCCCTCCTCTGTTCCTCCGTTGGCTTTTCGTTGCCCAGCCATATCCGGGTGCCGTACTTCCTGCCGTAGTTTTCCGCCCACCATTCGCTGCTGGCGTCCGCGTCGCTGCCGCTCTCCAGCATGATGTGGCCGTTGATCCACACGCACTCCTCCAGCGTGATGCTCTCCGGCTCCTCGTCGTCGCCGATGAAATAGCACTCCTCCCACCCGTGGCCCCAGGTGTGCAAAAGCAGCTCACGGGGCAGCAGCTCGGCAGTCTTTCTTCGTTCCTGTTCGCTCATTTTGCTGCCCTCTCTTTCTTCCTGGCCCTGGGCTTCCTGAACTGGTCAGCGCATGGGCAGGTGGCAAAGTGGCTTATATAGGCCAGCTTGATGGGTACTTTTTCGTCCGCGAAGTTTTCCGGCACCCGTTCCCCTTGGATGGTTTCGCCCGATGGCAGCACAAAGGTGTTTTTCACCATCGTGTCCGTGCGCACCCATACGGGCTCCGCGTCCACGGGGATTTTCTTATATAGCGCCGTTTCTATGAACATGATCTCTTTTTTGCACGCGCGGCATTGCGTGGTTAATGGGTTTTTGAAAGCCATCTTTGTTTCCTCCTGTTTTTCTATCCTTCCAGCCATACGATAATGAACCGATACCCCGGCATGGCCTTTCGCACCGCTTCTTCACCGTAGGCGTTCACCGCGTCCCGGATTTCCTGGACGCTCATGCAGTTAATGGGCTTTGCCCAGCGCCCGCCTGGATATATCCGCATCCAGGCAAGCTCTCCCCGGAAGGGCTCCAGCAGTTGCTTCAGCGTGCTCATTCCGGCCACACCTGCTTCACGGGCACCCCGCCCCTGATCTGCCACGTCCTGGCCTTCCACTCTTTGGCGAAGGCCACCGCCTCCGCCTTCTTTTTGAACACAAGCGCGTCCATGATGTGCGGGCTGTAAAAGCAGGTTCTTTCTCCGTTGCGGTTCCGGCCCGCCCGCTCGATCTTATATAGCCAGCGGTTATTCTCCGCCCCGTTTTCGATGATGTATTGACGTGGCAATTTCTCCGCACATTCCGCACCGATGGCGGCCTGCGCTCCCTCCCTCCTGTTGCTTGTCCTGCACCGCGTCGTAAACCCGCAAGGGGTTTACTCCTATACCTCCACGATCTTCATGCCGCAGCAGGCCAGCACCTGCTTCTTTTTGTTGATGTATGTGCGGTTCTTCCTGGTGGCCTCGCTTTTCGCGTCGTACACCGTGACCCGGTTGTCCTGGTCGATGGTCAGGAAGTCGGCAAAGTACCGCACCCCGCCCGGCAGGTCGAAGGGCACCTGGCGCAGCACCGTTTTAAGCTCCCCGCTTTTCACCCGCAGCAGCAGCTCCTCATAAACCCGTGCTTCATGCAGGCTGTCAAACTTTTTCCCGTCGATCTCCGTGCGGTGGCTGCCGTACTTGCTCCGCTTTGGCGGTGCTGTCGGCTCTCCGGCACTCTCGTCCATGATCCCGATCCGGGCGTTCTTCCCGTCGCTCCGCCTCCGCATCAGCTCCCGCGCTTCCTCCTCTGTCAGCCGCAGCGCCACGGTCAGGCCCCCCTTTGCTGCTCTTGTTCCCGCAGGTATGCCTGGAACTCCGCCTCGTTCTCCGGGTTCTCGAACCAGGCGCGGATCACGGGCAGCAGCGATTCCGCCAGCGGGGTGTAATAGGGCTTTTGGCTGCACATCGTCCCCGTGACGGGCAGCGCCCCGGCGTTATTCTCCATCTTCCCGATCCTCCAACATGTCCATGAAGGTGTATTGCTCCGTGGCGATGATAAAGCCGTCGCCTTTCGGGTCGCGTACCATTTTCAGGCCGTTGGGCACGCCTGCCGCGATCTTGCCTTTCAGCGGCAGGGCCACAGATACCTGGCATTTGAACTCCGGCCTCCACGCCATGCCGTCGCCCTCGTCTATTTCCGTGGTTTCTATGTCCACTTTGGCCGTCACGGTGCCCTCGTTGATGCCCATGCGCTGCATCTTGTTCAGTGCCAGATTCAATATATAATTGAATTTTTCGCGCAGGTCTTTGAATGTTTCGCCCTCTATTTCCAGCCTTTGCGGTTTCACGGCTTCCACCATCCTTCCCCGTACACCAGCTCCAGCAGCTTCTCTTTTTCTCCGTCGGATATGCGGAAGGCCATCCACAGGAAGTCCACGGCCCCGGTGTAGGCCATGCAGCAGGCTTCGTCCGTCCCTTCCTCCTCCTGGCACGCTTCCAGCATCCGCGCCAGCGCCCCCTGCTCCATGCAGGTCAGCTTATCCGCCACAATGTCATTGATTGCCTTTAGTGCTTTCATGCTCGTTTCCTCCCTTGATTGGTGCCGTCACAGTTTCTTGATGCGATCCACCCCATACACCACGCCCAGGCCGCTTCCGCAGTCCCAGGTCACAAACACGGTGCCCGCGTCGTCCACCAGAATGACGGTTCCCTGGTCGCCGGGTTTTAGTTTGCGGTTGTATGGGTCGTCCATGCTTACAAGCTCCACGCGGGCGCCGATTGGATATTCCCTGCGCAGGCGCTCCACGGCTTCGCGCGGCGGGAAATGGTTTCCCATTGTCCTTCCTCCCTTAAAAGCTCATTTGCCCTTCCGCCTGCTCCGCGGGCGGTTTTTCACGCTGCCGATTCAGCATACCCCCCCCCCGCATGTTTTGGATGATTTCCCATTCCCGGGCTGATAGCTCCCATTGGACGCCGCCTGCCGGGCCTTTTCCCTGGGCCGCCTGTTCGCGCTCCGCGGCCTCCTCTGCCCTGATCCTTGCCGCCGTGGCCTCCTCTGCCCTGATCCTTGCCGCCGTGGCCTCCTCTGAAAGCAGCAGCCCGCCCCCGAAAATGCTTTTCTTTGTGGCCCTCTGTGCGTCCAGGGTGTCCACGCTCACGCAGTCCTCATGCCGGATGCGCAGCGTTTGGCCGTATTTCGCCAGGCGGTAGTCCTTCCCGGTCAGCACTTCCATGGGGTAGGTGTATTTCGGCAGCTCCTTCACCACCCGCCGCCGCAGCTTTTCGCTGATCTCCTCAATGGTCGCCCGCAGCCCTGCCTCAATGCGCACGGCGTAGCTGTCCATGTTGGTCACGAAGCTGGTCTGCACGTCGGCCCCGTTTTCGTAAATGATCGGCGCGCCGATCAGCACAATGCAGATTTTCCCTTTCCGCTCCGGCCTTTTCATCAAGCCCAGCAGCGTCAGCGTGGGCCCGAACAGGAAAAACGGGATGTTCCGGGCCAGATACCAGTCCACGATTTGCGCCAGGATAGAAAATGGGGGATTGTCCACCACCGCGCACCCGTCCGGGTATTCCTCCACCTGGTAGTTGCCGCCCGGCCTGAAGGGCCGCAGGAAACGCTCCCTTTCAAATTGCGGGTACTCCGCCGCCACCCATTCCGCGATGGCGTCATAGATTTCCGGCGGGGTGTAGCAGTCGTCCGTGGTTTTCGCTTCCTTGAACTTGTCCACGAAAGCCTGGTACTGCTTTTCCTGGTGCTCCTCCACCATGGCGGCCACGTCGCCCATCATCATCTGGCCTTTGATCTCGTCCATGCTATTCCTCCAGCAGCCCGCTGTGCCGTTTCTGGTCGTAGTCGTCCAGGCGGCTCAATCGTTCCAGTTCCCTTTCCAGCTCTTTGATCCGCGCGCCCCGGTTGGTGCACTCCTCCAGCAGCAGCGCATAGTCCCGATCCGTGGGCGGTGGCAGGTGATTGATCCTGTATTCTGCCAGTTTTTGCATCATGTCCGCCGCCTGTCTCAGCATGTCGGTGTCCTTCTTGTGGTTCACAATGCCCACCTGCGCCACCTGCCTCAGGTGTTCCACCAGCTCCATGGCTGTGTAGGAGCGGCCCTGCCGCATATCCTTCACGCTCATGGCGTCCTCCCGTCGGCCAGTCGGAAGCGCTTGATGCTCCCGGTCACGTATCTGCGCCCTTTCAGCAGCTCGTTGGCCGTCAGAATGGCCTCGATCTGCATCTGCAAGCCGATTTTTTCGCTTGCCGTTTTCGATATTGCCAGCACCAGCGCCACGCCGTCGGCCACCTGGATGCTCATGGCCGCTTCCTCTTGCTCTGGCACGCCGTTTTTCTGCACTTCTGCCATATAGGTCACAATCACGTTTTTCATGCTTCCTCCCCTTCCTTTCCCAGGTGGCCCATGATCCGGCGACCGCGGCCTTCCTGCTGATAGATCAGGATGTCCCCACCCTTTCCGATCCGGGCCCTGGCCTTCCTTACTGCCTGCGGTGTTTTCCATGTTTTTGCGTTGTCCGGGTCGTCCATGTAGTACACCACGGGCTTTTCCGGGTGTCCGTTCGCCAGGATGGCGCCCACATATTTCCCGCCGATCTTCAGCACAAATCCGTCGTACTGCTTCACCCGCGCCGCCTCCCTTCCCGGATGGCCTCCACCCGAAACGGCCCCATCTGGAAGAAAGCCGTCCGACGCTCGGCGATGTCCGCCAGGGCCAGCAGGCAGTCCGCGCAGTCCTCCGCCTTGCCTTCCGGCGTTCCCCCGTACATGGGGGAAAGGATCAGGGCCTCCACGTGCCGGAAGGCCACCGCCACGTTGTCACAGTCTGCCGTGAAGCGGTACGGCCCAAAGTTCACCGCGATCCTGTATCTCATTCTTGTAACGCCTCCCGCATCTTTTTCTGCGCCTTGATGATGTCGAAGCAGGCCACCACAAAAGGCTCCTTGATGTTGGCCAGGATGGCGCCTACAGCCTCATCGAATGTCATATCGTTTTTTGCGGCGATCTCGCCCAGTTCTTCCCTTGTCATGCCTGTGCCCTCCTCTGCTTCCTGGCCCGTTCCTTTTCCAGGTGCTCCGCCTGCTCCTCCAGCGTTTCCGGCTCTGCCAGCAGCCACACGGCCCCGATGGCCGCCAGGCCGATCACAATAAACTGCCAAATTTCCACGGTTTCCTTCCTCCTCTTGTTTCTCTTCCGTCCTTTGTGGTACAATGACTGCCGAAAGGTGGTATTTGTATGGAAAAATTGCTCTCTTTGCCCGATCTTTCAGCTTCCCAGGTATCGGTGCTCCTGGATGCTATTGCCCTTACTTGCGCATGGATGGGGGATGAAGCTACCCCCCGCACCATCCGAAACTTCGTGCTGCTTTCTGGCCGTATTGAAGAAGGACAGCAGGGCTACACCCGCGGCGAAGTTGAAAACATGTGCTACTGCCTGGAAATCCAGTCCTTGCAGCTTCAGGAAGAATTGCATAACCCGCTTTTATCCAGCAAGGCTTTCAATGCTTCCGAATCCGATCTAAAAGCCGTTGAATCTGTTCTTGCGCTGCTTGTTCCCCTTGTCCCTGGGCATCAGCGCTTTCGTATTCAGGGTTAGCCTCTGCGCTTTCCTTGAAATTCCTTTCAATCCGCGCCATGATCTCGCTCTTGGCGCGGTTTTCTATTTCCTTCATCATTTCCTCCTCTAAAATTCACTTAAAGTGAACGCTTGCCGAAAAAAATATAATCCTTCGGGTAGTTGTACAAACTTTGGATTTCCTCCACCTTCAAATAGTCCGGTGCCGTGTCCCCACGTTCCCAGCTCCGAAGCGTTGGTGGTGTTACCCGCAGCAAGCGGGCGGCTTCTTTCTGCTCATACCCCGCATTTACTCTTGCGGCGGCAAGGCTGATTTTGGGCGGATATTCCATGTTTTCTTCCTCCTCTCATGTGGCTCTGTGTACTATTATATTCACTTAAAGTGAATTGTCAATACTAAAAGTGAATTTTTCTTTTCTTTGGGGTTGCTTTTCTTTCTTTTAGAATATATAATGAAGGATAGAAAAGGGAGGAATTTCTTATGGACAAAAGGGTTCGTGATATTTTCGCAAATCATCTTTTGTATTTGCTTGAGCATCAGGGAAAGACCCAGGTTGATATGGCCCGCGATCTCGATGTTTCTACTGGCACGGTTTCAAGCTGGGTGAATGGTCAAAAATTTCCCCGTGCCGATGCCATTGAACGAATAGCTTTTTATCTTGGTTGCCGCATGTCCACCTTACTTGAAGAAAACGGCCTTGAAGTTTATTTAAAGGACGAGGACGACGGGCTTCTCTTGTCGGCTTATCATGCCGCTGATCCTGCGATCCAGGCAGCTGTCAGAAAACTTCTTGATATGCCCGAAGCCAAAGAAAACGCTTCCACACAGTCGGCAGGATAACTTATCTCCATAACGATGACCAATAACAAACAGGAGGAATGATCTATGAAAAAGGTGCTTGCTTCTATTCTGGTGGCCGTTCTCGTTCTGTCTCTTTTTTCCTCCGCCCTTGCCCTTGATGTTGCTTATTCTCTCAGCAAAATAGGTTCAAACAGTATCGCCGTTTTCAGCGTGGAAGGTGGCCCGGATTTCAAGCTCCGTAACAATGAATCAAAGACCGTTAAAACATCTGAGGGCCGTTATACTTTCTATGGTGATGGAACATATCACCGTGGAACAAAAGCCGCAAAAAAATATTTGCAGCCAATATATGCGGAACTTCCTGATCATCCTGAAGAACCTGGGCGGATTGTTTCAATTGATCCCGTTTCTACCCTTATCGCAAATGAAGCTTGCTATATGAATATTTGGGATAGCAAGGATTTGAAAAAAATTCGCGTAACTGTCCCTACATCTGATATAAAATTCCGCGATTATGAAAACTATTCTTTTGCTTTTGTCTTTCCAAAATCCGGGAATTTCGCTCCCCTTTCAGCAGGTCAAAACGATGATAGCATCGCCGATATTCTCGCGGGTTCATCCGTTCTTGTGGTTGAAAAGAAAAATAAATATTGGAAGGTGGAAACCGGGGAGCTTACGGGCTGGATCAATGCAAACTATCTTGTAGAATATACGCCTTATAGCGATTTACCTACAGCCCAGTTAGAGGAAGGCTCGATGCTTTACGGCTATTCTCAAAATCCCATAGAATACAAGAAAACAAGCAAACCGGAAACAGTCCAACTTATTTCTTTTGTGGGCGAATATTCGCAGGTGATCGTGAATCATGTTAGATATTACGTTAATCCGGCTGATTTGAAATAATATCGTTCGGAGGCGGGTATGCCAAAAAGAAAAAACACCACCCGGCTGCACCCGGATGGTGAAGGAAAGGAAGAAAAATATGCCCGAAGAGAAAGCCCAAAGCGGCACGTCTGAAACCAAAGTAATAATTGGCGACACAACGCCTCTCAATCCCAAAGTAAAACCCACTACACAAGCCCCCTCCACTCCACCGCCGAAAAAAGAATAAATGCACAAAATTATACAGAAAGGAGCAACATGATGTCAGAGCCAGATCCCATGTTTCAAAAGAAAATCATCTCTCATAAGGAAGTGCGTGACAGTATCACGACGACTCATAAAGTGAAACCTACTACGTTAAGGCCATCAAAGCCAGTTCCAACGAGGCCGACAACGTCAAAGCCAACCACATCAAAAACAAAAAAAACTTCTTCACCTGTTCCTGCCAAAAAGGATTAGGATTGCTTTTCCGTCTCTCCTGCCAGCCACTCAACGAATTTTGTTCCGTCACGCAGAATAATTTCGTTGTTCCTTTCCATATCAACATAGGAGATCATCGGGTCGCCTATAGCAGCCTGATTCTCTGTGCTTAGCACTTCTTCTACCAGTTCGCACTGTATAAGCGCTATGGAATTGTCTTCTTTCGGGTCATTTGTCATGTGATAAACCAAGCCGCGTCGTATCAGTTTCCCATCATGGTATATTTCTGCCACAAAGTCTGTTTGCGGTGTGTCAGGGTCAGCCAGCATACTTTTCCATACCTGTTTGCGCGGTCCGCGCCTCGCTTTCCCATGTTTTGTATTCCACTGGTTTTGAATTCGTTCTATGCGTGATCTAATTTTGTACCAAACGAAACCAAAGGCTATGCTGGCCACGCAAGAAACGATTGCAAAATGAATAGCATAATTATCTTTGCTTAGAAACATAACGGCATTGGAAAGATTCAACGGCCCGTGATGAATTGCCCCAAAAAACCTCAGGCATCCCAAGGTAATTATTGCGCTAAAAAAGAAGATGCGTGCTGTGCGAAAATAAGCCTCCGGCTTATGGTAAAAATCCCTGTCCTTTGATAGGAAAAAGTATGTAAATTCGGTAAAAGCACCCGGATAGGTGAAGAGAATCAACCAGATAATGTTTTCCATACTCTCATCCTCCTTGGTAGTATTATAACTGGATTTTGGATAAAAAACAATGACATGTTTCCGGTAGAAGGTGATAGCAATTCGCAAAACGAAAAAAGCGGCCTGCCGCCCGAAAACGGCGGTGGCCTATGCCCGGTACTCCTCCGCCGGGCAGCGGGATGTCAGCATCGAACAGCAGCTCCGGGATATACGCGCCTTTGCGGATCGGGAAGGCTACACCCTCATCCATGAATACGCTGATCACGCAAAGTCCGGCTTTCATCATACCGCCGCCCGCGCCGATTTCCTGGCGATGCTCTCCGCAGCGGAAACGGGCGCTTTTGATACCATCATCACCTGGAAAGTGGACAGGTTCGGCAGGAACAGGGAAGAGGCGGCCCTCTATAAAGGCCAGCTCCGCCGCTTGGGGGTTTCGGTGGTTTATGCCATGGAGCCCATCCCTGCCGGGGCTGCTGGTGTGCTTACGGAGGGGATGCTGGAAGCTATCGCCGAATGGTACAGCCGCAATCTTTCCGAAAATGTCACCCGCGGCCACCGCGACAATGCCGCGAAGTGCATTTCCAACGGATGCCCCATTTATGGGTATCGGCGCGGCCCGGATGGCCGCTATATCCTCCAGCAGGAGGAGGCTGCCGTGGTGCGCTCCGTGTTCTCCCGGTACGGCCAGGGCTTTTCCGCCGCCACCATCGCCGCGGAATTAAGCGCCGCGGGTATGAAAACGGTGCGGGGCTGTGCCTTTTCCCCACAATCCATTATCCGCATGATCTCAAATGAACGGTACATAGGCACCTATATTTGGGCCGATGTCCGCGTCCCCGGCGGTATGCCCGCCATTATCACGCCGCAGGAATGGGAGGCAGCGCAGCGCATGAAGGAAAAAACAGGCCGCCACGTAGAACAGGGCCAAACAGATTTTCTATTGACCGGGAAGGCGTTCTGCGGCCATTGCGGGGCTGCCATGATCGGCGATTCCGGCACATCCAAAACCGGGGCCACCCATTATTATTATACCTGTCAGGGCCATAAATCCCGGAAGGGCTGCAATAAAAAATCCTTGCGGAAGGAATACCTGGAGGACGCCGTCCTCCGCTTCATCGTGGATCATTGCCTCACAGGCCCGGAACGGGAAAAAATAGCCGACGCCGTAATTGCCGCCCAGCGGGAGGAAGAAAAGAAAAGCCCCCTGGCCTCCATGGAAAAGGAACTCACGGAAACTCAAAAAAAGATTGATAATGTCAATTCCGCCATTGAATCCGGTATCTGGAACAGCTCCACCGCCGTCCGCCTGAAAGCCCTGGAGGATGTCGCCGCCGATCTGCGTCTGTCCATTGACAAGCTGAAATTCTCCCAGTCCCAGCTCCTCACCCGTGACCGGGTGCTGTTCTTCCTGGATAAAATGGCCCGGTATAACCTGGCCGATCCTCACCGCCGGAAGCAGCTTTTTGATACCTTCCTCAATGCCGTTTATGTCTATGATGGTTACGCCCATATTGTTATAAACTGCGTGGAAGGAAACAGCCGCGTCCCCCTCTCCGATCTCGAAGCCCTTGATCTGCCACCCGTCCCGCCGGGTTCGGATAACGTGACAGGTGGTGCACCATTTGTCACACATCCGAACTCTCGGATCGTGATCTATACCATAGCGGTATAAAAAGAAGGCCCTGGGCGCGATGCCCAGGGCTTTCTTTTGCCTTACAGGTTGTACTTGTCCGTGGGGTTGTTGACAATGCCAAAACCCACCAGCACGGGCAGCAGCACGTCCAGCAGGCCGTTCACGGTTTCGCCGATGTCCAGCCCGGCGAACTGCTTAGCGCAGAACACCACCAGCGCGGCGATGCTCGTCCACAGGGCCCAGGATTTCAGCCTGTTCTGCTTCTCCATTTTCTTTCTCCCCTTTCTTTTCGCCCGCCCCTTTAATCGGGCGGGTGCATTTTTATTTGATCCAGGCGGTGGTGCGCGCTCTTGCAGCTACTTTCCACCGCGCTGATCCTCTCCGCCAGGCCATCCACGCGCCCGCGCATGGAGCGGATTTCCACCCGGATGTCCTCCACCCCGGAAGAAATGCCGTCCAGCTTCGTTTCCATGCGTGCGCTTCCTGCCGCGTCGCTCCGGGTATCCTTTCTGGTGTTCAGCAGCAGCCCGATCAGCGATACCAAAACCGCCGCGATGCTCAAGACCACGCTTGTGTCCATCTGTTTCCCCTCGCTTTCTCCTATTCAGTACACCCGACAAGAATCAGGTATGCGCCTTTATTCAAAAACAGCCTGATTTCTTCTGTTTTGAACGTCACGAACAGCATACCCTCCCCGATCTCCTCCAGCCTTCCGTGGATAAAATGGAAGCCGTCCGTCAGTACCACGGCGAAAATGTTGTTTTCATGTGGCACGGATATATAGGCGTCTATGGTTTCATCGTGGAAAACGCTGTCCCACCCCAGGCCCACGGGGATGATCTTCTCAATGGTGACGGGCACCGCTTCGTCCGCCTCGCAGATTTCCGGCAGCCATTGAACACCCCAGGGCGATTCGTCCGCCAGCGCCTCCACGGTCACGGTCAGCACCAGCAGCACGGCCAGCAGAAAACAGAATAGCTTTTTCATGGTATCTTCTCCCTTTCTCATTGCAGATAGTTTTTCACGATGTTTTGGCAGTCGTTCAGGCAAGCCTGAACCTCCAGCAGTTTCAGGCGCGGGATGGTCACATTTTCCGGCTTTTGTGCATCTTCTCCCGCGTCCTGGGCTCCGATCCTTTCCAGGTATTGCGCCATAGCGTAGCCCGTCACGCCGTTGTATTCCACCCGCCACCAGTCCCCGGTGGCTTCCTCCAGCACGTCCAGGATGGCCCCGCGCGGGATGCTGCCCACCGCCGCGTAGTTGGTGCCCATGCCCTTTCGTATATTCAGATAGGTGCCAGGGTTGATAGCGCGCGCCTGAAACATTCCCTTCTCCTCCCCGCTGTCGATGTATAGGACGCTGATCCCGCCCGCCATGAAGTTTTTTACGTTGGCCCGGAAGTTGTCCATGTTCTCCCCGAACTTGCGCAGCCATGCGGTGATGTCGCCGTGATTGCTGGCCAGGCCCAGGTCGTGAAGTTCCCTGTGATCCCGCACGGCCTCGTCCGGGCTGATGCCGAACTCCTGGCACCAGTAGGCCGTCAGCATTTCCGCCTTTTCCATCGCCGCCGCGAAGTATTCCCGGTTTGTCAGCGCGTCCTCGCATATCTCGAAGCCCAGGTACCCTTTGCGGTTGGCGTTTCCGTTGGGCCCGCTGCCGGATAGCCAGCAGCGCACGTCCCACGGCAAAGCCTGGTACACGGCCACGGCGCCGTTTTCCAGCTTCCCGATATAGGCGTGGGCGCATACATCCCCGCCGGGCCTGTTGTGGCTGTTTCCGTTGGTATTCACGCCCAGGCGGCCATCGTCCGGCTGAACGTAGCGCCGCAGATATGGGTTATTTGCCCCGGTGCTGTGCACCTGCACGCCCGCGGGCGTGATCTTTGCGCCGCTTTTGTAGCAATCCGATTCCGTGAAGAAACGGCGGTATATGGTCAGCGTCCACATTGTTCTCCTCTCCCTTTTCGCATGTTGGACACACCATCCGGCCTTCCGGGATGATTTGCCCGCAGCATACACAGCGGTTTACGTCCTCTCCCGCCGTTTCCAGGATGGCGTCCAGAGTGGCCCGGCGCTCGTTTTCCAGGTCGCCGTCCGCCGTTTTTAT